GGAACGACGACGCTCGACGGTCTCGCTTCGTGGAGCGTCGGCGACTGGGCGATCTATGACGGGACCGAATGGCGCAAGCTCGACGGGGTCGCCTCGGAAGTGCTCAGCGTTGCTGGCCTCACCGGGGGTATTACGGCGTCTTCGCTGAAGACGGCGCTGGCGATTACAACATCAGATGTTTCCGGCCTGGGATCGTCGGCGACCCGGAGCTTCGGAACCTCGGTCAACGATCCCGGCACGGGCAAGCTCGAAACCCTGCTGCCCGTTCAGACCTTGACCGGCGCGAGCCATCTCTTCGTGGCCGCCGATCTCTATCAGGAGACGCGCCGCTCGAATTCGGGCTCGGCGATGACGGATACATTCCCGGGTTCGTTGACGACCGGGCTCGCCAACGGGACGATGATCCAACTCAACAATGTCGACGCCAGCGCGACGCTGACGCTGAGCGCTGGTTCCGGAACGACCGTCAACGGCGTCTCCAGCGTGACGATCGGGCCGGGGCGTTCGACGAAATGGGTTTACGACCTGGGCGCCACGAACTGGCGGCCGACGATGAATTCGCTGACCTCGTTGCTCAGCGCCAATAATCTCTCGGACGTCGCGAACGCCGCGACGGCGCGCGCCAACCTCGGCCTTGGCGCGGTGGCGCTGACGACCAACAATCTCTCCGATTTGGCCAGCGCGGCGACGAGCCGGCAAAACCTCGGTAATGTCGACAGTCTCGATGCGGTGCTGTTCGGCGACGGGTCGGACGGCAATGTGACGATCTCGTCGGGCGTCACCACGCTGACGCGCGACATGTATTACAACAACCTAACGCTGAGCGGAACGGGCCAGCTGGTCGCTGCTGGCTACACCGTCTTTGTCGCCGGCATCCTCGACATCTCGAATGCGCCAGCCAACGCCATCGTGCCTGTCGCGCCCGCGGCGCTTGTCGGCAACGCGGCGAGCGGCGCGACGGGCGGCGCGAACGCCACCGGCTATTCTGCGACGAACCTGTTTAGCGCGGGCAACGGCCTCGGCGGCCGCACCGCCACTTCGTCGGCTGGTGGCGGCACGCAAGCGCCAGGTAGCACTAGTGGCCTTGGCGGGCAGGCCGGGCAGGGTGGCGCTGGCGGCGCGGGGACCAACGCCGGCGGCGCGCAGAGCGCCGTAAACACACTGACCCAGATTCCGGCCTTTCGCAACTTACTCACGACCTTCCTCTACCGCTCGAGCTCGAGTGTGCTCGCCGTGCTGCAGGGCGGCATGTCGGGCTGCAACGGCGGCGCGGGCGGCGGCGACGGGACCAATGCGGGCGGTGGCTCCGGCGGCTCCGGCGTTGGCGGCGCGGCGCTGGCCATCTTCGCGCGCACAATCAACCGTGGAGCTTCGACAGCGGCGAGCGCTATCAACGCCGACGGCGGCGCTGCCGGCGCGAGCGGCGCGTCGACGGCGGGCAACACCGGCGGCGGCGGCGGCTCGGTGGGCGGCGGCGGCGGCTTCCTCTATCTCGTCTACCGATTCCTGACCGGCGCGAGCGCGACCAACGCTGTCTCGGCTAATGCCGGGGCGAGCGCGGCAGGCGGCGCGGGCCATGGCGCCGGCGTGTCCGGCAACGGCGGCAACGGCTCCAACGGCGGCGTATTGCGGCTATTCAATATCGCCACCGGCGTCGCCACGACGGTGATCGGCTCCGCCGGCGGCACGACTAGCACGTCGACTGCCGGGACCAAGGGCCTCGCTCAATCGTCTCTATGAGGTATCGCACATGATGGACTTCGTCGACGTCTACGGTCGGACGATCGCAGTCGCCGTCGATCAGGACGGCGAGGACGTCTACACGCTGAGCGGCATCACGGTCGGTTTTCCGACCGGCACGCCGCAGGCGCAGGCTGTCGCCACAATCGAGGGCATGGCCCCGGCAGGCTACGTCGCGCCTCAGGTCAACTGGACCTTCTTGCAATTCTGGGCGCTGTTCACGTCCGCCGAGCAGGTCGCCATTTTCACGGCGCGCAAGACGGACGTGCAGACCGACATGTTCATCACCATGGCGGCAGGCGCGGGCCAGTTGCAGCTTACAAATCCCGAAGTCGTGGCCGGCGTCGGCTATCTCGTTTCGACCAACGTCCTGACGTCCGCGCGCGCGACCGCGGTCCTCGTCGGCCAAGCTCCCACTTGAGGGCCCCATGACCCAATCGTGCTTCACGCTGCTCGCCCAAACCCTGCAGATCACTCAGGTCGACAGCGTCGTCGTGACGCCCGTCGTCGACGACGGGACCAACACCGGCACCTGGGTCAGGGCGATCCGCATTTTCGGCGAGCCGAACGGCGTCAATGGGCCGCCGGTGTTCGAGTTGCATATCAAATCGACGACGCAGGCCAATCTCGAAATCGCAACCCCGACGCTCAATTTCTGATCCCGCGTCCCGAAACTCAGGAGACCCCGACATGACCAACCCGGCCTATGGTTTTATCATCAACGATCTCTATTCCGGGCCGCTGCCGGTGGTGGCGGGCGATTTCTCGGTGATCGGCCTGTTGCTGCCCGCCGACGACGCGGACCCGACGACGTTCCCGCTGAATACGCCGGTCGCCTTCAACTCGAGCGACCCGACCGTGCTCGCCAAGGTTGGCACCGGCGATTTCTCGAACGCGCTCGCCTCGATCAACAACCAGCTCGCCGCCTGGCAATCGGCGGCGACGGTCGTCGCGGTGCTCGTGCAGCGCGGCGGCTCGATGTCCCAGACGATCGCCAACCTCGTCGGCTCCGAGGATGCCGGCACGGGCCTCTATGCGTTCAAGCAGGCCGGGGCGCTGACGACGTTCATCCCGCGGCTGATCGGCTCGCCCGGCTATACCGGCGTGACGACCAGCAGCGGCGGCTCGACCGGCGTGGCCAGCGCCAAGCACGGCGGCTTTGTCGGCGGCGGCGCGCTCACCCTGGGCTCGCCGGCCTATCTCAGCGGGGTTGCGGCGGGCGTCTACAAGGTCGTGTGCATCGGCGGGACCTTCACGGCCACCGCGGCGGCCAAGAGCGGCAACACCGGCAACGGCGTCATCACCATGGGTTCGCCCTCGACCGCCGTCGGCGCGGTCGCTGGCCTCTATCGGGCGACCTGCATCGCGACGGCGACCAACGGCGGCACGTTCGCCGTGCAGGATCCGACCGGCGAGATCATCGGCGTCGCCAGCGTGGGCGCGGCGTTCTCCGGGCCGGTGAAATTCACCATCGCCGACGGCGCGACCGACTTCGCGCTCGGCGATACGTTTCTCATCACGTCAGCGGCCTCGGTGCCCGCCGGCGGCGGCGTGTTCTCGGTCACCACGCCGGCGGGCGCGGCGCTCGCCAATGCGACGGTCGGCTCAGCCTATGCGACGCAGGTCGCGTTCACCATCGCGGCCAGCGGGACGGATTTCGCGATCGGCGACGAATTCGACCTGACGGTGACGATCGCCGGCGGTCAGACGATCGCCAACCCGCTGTGTGCAGCGCTGCCGGCCGTCTGCGCCTCGCTGCTGGCGGTCGCCTTCGTCGGATCGGCGGGCGACGGCAACATCACCAACACGCTGCTCTGGCGCCAGACGCTCAACAGCGACCGGCTCTATCTCAGCGACGCCTGGGTCATTCCGGGCTCGGGCGTCGGCTATGCCGACGGCGTCGCGGAGGCGCTGGGCGCGCAGGTCGCGGTCGACGCGCAGCATGCCGGCATTCCCGGCTGGTCGATCTCCGGCCAGCAGATCCAGGGCATCGGCGGCCTGAAGAACGTCTATACGTTCAGCCTGACGGATGGCGCGACGCAGGGACAGGAGCTGCTGACCAATCAGGTCAGCGTGATCGAGCCCGGCGCGATCGGCTCCGACACCGCGATCGCCTCGGCGGGCTATACCTGGGCGGGCGTCTGGAATTCCAGCACCAACCCGCTGATGTGGTTCCTCAACAAACGGCGCATGCGCGATTACGTGAACCTCGCGCTGGTCAAGACGCTGCGGCTGCGGCTCGGCGTCGACAATGTGACGCCGCATGATGTGCAGGCGGTGCTGAACGACATGACGGTGCTCGGCTCCTATCTGCTCTCGAAGCAGATCAGCATCGGCTTTGCGGTGCAGTTCCTGCCGAGCCTGAACTCGCCGAGCCAGCTGCAGCAGGGCCAGTTCGTCGTCAATTTCAGCGACGAGACGCCCGCGCCGATCACGCAGATCACCATCAATTCGGACGACGATCCGGACGCGCTGACGGTGGAGCTGCAGACCATCGTGGCGCAGGCCAACACGCTCGCGCCGCAATATCTGACGGCGTAATCCAGCCTCGTTCTCTCCAACTTCTGAGGATTTGCAACCATGGCGACGATTTTCGTGCCCGAGGCCCTCAACCTGTTCGTGACGGACACCGGGCCGGACAATTCCAAGCACCTGGTGATCACCGAGACGACGCTGCCGAAGCTCGAGGAAAAGACCTTCGAGCATCACCCCGGCGGCGGCATCGGCGCGGTCGAGATCGGCGGGCTCGGCATCAATGCGCTGAGCATGGGGTTCAAGCTGATGGGCGTCGACCCCCAGACGCTCGCGCAGTTCGGCCTCGGCGGCACGGGGCAATTGCCGTTCACCGTCTATGGCGCGATCCGCGACAAACAGAGCGGCACAGCGATCGAGCTCAAGGCGATCGTCAACGGCCGCCTGACGGAAGTCGATCACGGCGCCTGGAAGCGCGGCGACGCCGCCGAGCAGACGCACATGATCAAGGAAATCACGATGTATCAGCTCTACTGGAACAAGAAAGAGCTCTACTTCTACGATTTCTATAACTCGACCTGGCGCGTCAACGGCGCGAACCAGCAGAGCGACGTGCAGTCGATCCTGCGCATCGCGGGGGCGTGAGCGGCGGCTCAGTTTCGAGACGGCGTCGAGGCGGGGAGCGAGGCGGCTTTGGCGAGCGCCTTGCTCAACTGGCCCGCCGCCATTTTCGAGATATGGAACTCGATAGTGGGAATGTGCGGCGTTTTCATCGCCAGCGCCAACAACTCCCCATCGACCACGCCAACCGCGCATGTCGGATCCTTTATCGTCAGACCCGGTTTTTGCAGGTGCAGCGGAGCTTCCGTGTCCGGAGGCAGATCTT